TGTGACCATGTTGTAACAAAGGAGGGGTAAAAATGTTTACTATATATATTCACTCTTTTGATTTAAGAAGAATCGTAAAGACTATCAAAGAACAGAAGGCTTCACATAATGGCCTTCTTTTTCGAGCCATCAGTGGGTTCAAAAAAATAGAAAATATGGAATATATAGCTGGACTGAATTGCGTGAATGAGCATGGTAATATTTTCTGTGAAATAATAATAGATGGCGAAAGTGAAATCGAGAAAACCGGAGAATACAGTGTTACATCAACTATCAGCTTAGCATCAGTAGATGTTCCACTGAAAGACCTTGAGTTCCTGCTCAACAATAAGTACGGAGAAGAAGTTGATAACACTAAACTTACAGTGAAGGTCGGTGATTACAATGTAACTATTGAGAAGAACGATGTAGTAGAATATGAGGAGCCATGTCCACATTGTGGTGCTACGGTACTCGGTGTTACAGATAGTTCTCTTGTTGCTACTTGTCCTGAATGTGGTAAGGAGTTAATGGTTTGTTCTTTCTGTCCAACATTCTGCGAGGTAAAAGATAAGAAAGATTGTAAGTCCTGTATATTCTGTGGTATGGATTGTACCTTTGAATGTAATGGTAACACTGGCGAAGGGTGTCACATGAAACTCCGGGCAAAGAACATTAAGACATTCTAAAAAATAAATAATAAAAAAAAATTGGGAGCCTATGATAATTCATAGACTCCCTTTTTTTATATCCTTTTGTCAGACTTCCCACGGGTCGCACAAATCACAGTCTGGGTGTTCATCAAACCATTGACATAATGTGCAACAATACCGTGCTTCCCATGCGTCGCAGTGACACTCGCAGTCATCGCACGGAATATAATCTTCGTCTTCCATAGTATCACTCCTTATTTACACGTTTGCGATTACAGTTTTCACAGTATAGACAAAGGCTTTCACAGTTTTGTTCACGGAGATACTCTGGAACTCTGCAAACTACCTTGCCATCAACCATGGTGTGCATTGCTTCGTCCATTGGGTACGAAGAAGATTTCTTTGCTGGCTTTGTATCCACCGCAAAGTCATCGTCACATAAATGTAAGATATTGTATAACTTTGGATACATCTCAGCAAGCAAGGACAAATGCTTGGAAACAGTAGACTGTGCAATTTTAAGCACTTCCGCAATCTTTGTTTGCTTATAGCCATTCGCTATCATACAAATGATTTTCCAGTCAATAGGAGATAGTTTGTCCTTGAGATGAGCAAAGTATTCTATACGCTCCTGCTGATTAACCTTGGAAAAATAGATTTCTTCAGGGCTGCGTGGAACTCTTACATAGTCAGAAGGTAACGGTCTACTATCTTTTTTCCACTGGTCAAAAGATAATCGTCTTTGTAAATCACCGAGTGAAATAACACCATCATTGTAATCTTTGATGAACTGTGCAAGTGTATCTATCATACCGCCACCGCCTTATCAATAATAAACTTCTTATACTCTGACTTCTCAAAGCTAAAACGGGCGGCAACCTTGTCACCAAAGAAGGTACAGCGTTTGACAATGGAACCATCTGGTAACAGTCTGGCTCCCTTGTCAAATCTTGTAGCTTTCTCCTTTTCTTCAACGTATCTTACGTCATTAGAAAAAGTTTTTAATGTACGCAATGTGCGTTCCTTGTCCTCTGTTTGAATGTTCAGCATCCAAAGATAACCATCATCATTCAAATCCATGAGAACACGGATTATCATCTGCCAGTGCTCCCGAAACCACCACGGTCGGCATTGTTAAGACAATCAACAACGCTGATAGACAATGGTTTCTGTTTCTTAACTATGCGGAACTGTGCAATACGGTCGCCTTCACGGACAACACCGTCTGCAAATGCAAGTGCAGGGAAATGCCACTGGTCATTATCGCCACAGTATGCTTCATCAATGATGCCCATGCTGTTCGTCATAATAATGTGGTACTTCTTAAAAGTGCTAGAGCGTGGTAACAAATGACCCTCGCAGTTCTTTGGGAGCTGCATGGCAAAACCAAGCGGAATCATGATGAAATCCCCGGACTTGTAGTGAATGGTTCCGGCAGCCTTGACATCTACCCAGTCACCGTGCTGTTCTACCTTGCAATTAGGATTGAAATACTTAATCTTAACAACGCTAGCGTCCTGAACGACAGCGTTATAACCATCAATCCAAAATGAATTATCTATCTGATACATAATTCCATCAGGGCAGCTACCTACTTCTGTAATAGTCCCATACTCTCCCTCATGGGAACCACCAGTAATCTTTACATAATCATTTACCTTCATTTATTCTTCCCCCAATTTAACCCCACAGTAAGGGCAGTATTTAAAATTAGAAATAATTCTAGTTGAGTTTTGTTTGAATTCTTCCAGACACCAACTAGACTCATTTTTCCATACGGTATTACTACGCCATCTAATGTTTATTTCTTCTGGCATTTCTTCACACCTGTGCGTGTACGTGAAATTTCGCATAAATACCTAGCCTTTCCACGAGCAGCATCGTCAGCATAGGATAACAAATGGAAACCTGTGCTACCATCGAAATCTTTAAAGGCTTCATCGAACACCGTGGATACAGAAGGATTAGCCTTCTGCAACTCCACGAGTTCCATGGCACGCTTAGACCATTCAGCATCGCTGATAATGTTGTCGTTCATCTCATAGTAGATAATAGAATGTATCATTATCTGCAAGCGTAATGCTTTGATACGTGCTTCAACGTCCATATCAGTCACACTTACTGTAACCGCAGTTACTACAAGTAAAGCATTTGCCTTCTGGACGTAAGGTTTTCTTGCCACACTCTGGGCAAGTAAGGTAGGTATCATGCTCAATGTTTTCATCTACAGTATCAATCATAGCTTCCATTGCATCTGCAATAGCATTTCCGCATGAAAGACTAAGGGTCTGTCCCTGTCTACGCAATGCCTGACACGCGGAGCACTTGTTAGCACGGAGCTCCTCGATAATATTGGAAACCTTGATACCGCTACGGAGTGCTAATGAAACCAATCGGGTGATAGTATTGATATTCGCCTGACATCCACCGCTTGCATTAGTGAATACCTCGAAAATATCATTGCCTTCCTTGTTGACAGTGACATACATGGAAGGTACGCAGGAAGAACGCTGCTTAAATGTAGAACCATCTACCCGATACTTGTTTCTACGCTTAACAGGTTCGATGACATTAAACTGTGGTTTATCATCATCTACCCCAAGGATATTCCCACGCTTACAACCATCACGGAACACTGTTATACCCTTGAGCCCCTGTTCCCATGCCATGACGTAAATCTTTTTAATGTCTTCCCAGGTAGCTTCATTAGGGAGATTTACAGTAGAGCTAATTGCGTTATCAACGTAATCCTGCATGATAGACTGGAGTGCTACACGCTCAACATATGGAACCTCGTGAGACTCTACAACGAATGGGAAGCGTTTCTTAATCTCATCTACAGTGATACCCTGTGGGTCAATGTTATGATAGTGAAGCATATCTTCTACTCCCCTAGCATAGACAAAGAATGTTTTTCCTGCATCCTCGGTAGCATGGGAAGTTCTCTTGTATGCCACCTGATACATAGGCTCAACGCCACCAGTGAATTTACCTGCAAACAAGCTGATGGTTCCAGTTGGAGCAATAGATAACAATGAACCATTACGGAGACCGTACTGCTTAATCTTGTCGTACAGTGGGGTGCCCATAAACATCTGAATCAGCGGAGATTTAGAGGTCTTTTCCCAGTCATACTTGGCGAATGCCCCTTTGGTTTTGGCAAGGTCAGCACTCTGACCCAATGCACACCCTAAGATAAACTCCATTACATCAGAGACAAACTGTCTTGACTCCTGAGAACCATAGCGAATTCCCATAGCTACCAGTGCATCTGCGAGACCAAAGACACCCAAGCCAATGCTACGCCAGTCACGGATAACTTCACGGTTCAAGTCAAGTGGTTGCATATCATAGCCATAGTCAAGAATTTCGTCAAGCATATATACTGCATGACGGACAACGTAATCAAGCCTATCCCAGTTTACCTGTGCGTTATCGCTGAACTTGTTGTCAATCATGTTATACAGATTGATTGAACCAAGGTTGCAACTGTTACCGCCAGTACCAAAGAACTCTGCACACTGTGCAGTCATAATTCCATTGAATATACCAGAGTGATTTATTGGTTCGTTAAAACAATAAACAACATCGGCATCTGGAATTTCAACAATGCTAGTAATAGTAACAAAACGACCCGCATTGCGATTTGGTGTACCAGTAGCTTGAACACGGGATAAATTTAAGCCAAGTTCTATCAGCTTATGAACATACCACCCACTGATAACTAAGCGGTAACAATCTTGACAGTGGTATATACCATTTCTCCCTGACCCATCATTTAACGGTAGCTCCCTATCAGCTTCTTCGTGCATTAAACCTATAGAAGAATGACAGCCCAAAGTTGTAAGCATAAGCTGTACGTTGCTTAAAAATTCTCTATCTGTACTTGAGATAGAGACACTACCACTTGGGTCATTTAATGTACCATCGGAGTCAATAAGTCCTGCCAACCAGTCAAGACGGTAACGCACTGACATTTCGTTACTTGGGACATATGACTTACCTATAGGGGCCTCTGAAAGCACAACCCTTGTTTTGTCCCCACAGTGTACTAAGTGGTCCACGGCAAGTCTATCAATTACCTTATGCTTTTCGCCATATATCATAATCTCTGATAGACCTTTTGTTCCATCGCCACTATAGAAACCATTGGTGTATGCGTCGTGACCATTAGCATCAATGCCACCATAGATAATTGGGTAATCCCACTTGGCTAACTTATCGCCAACATTTAAATCCTTAGCCTTAATGCGTTTGCCATCATTCATAATAAACTTATGATACGTAGTGCAATCTAACGTCATTCCGTTAGATGTGGTAATATGGAGCATTTTCTGATTATACCCAGTAATTCTAGGACTTACTACACTCCACTCAGAGCCATTCCATATCTTTGTCTTTCTGCCAACAAGGTCAGCAATTCTCTTATAGCCACTGTCTGTAAGGATTAATGTATCGCCTGTTACACATGGATTTGAAATATCTATAGGATAGTCATCGTACCCTGAAAGCAAGTGGTATCCGCGTACACGGTCAATGAATATACAGCCGGGGTCACCGTAATCCCAATTTACCTTACAGAAGTCTTCAAAGAACTTAGCGGCATCAATTTCTTTATCAATGACTTCATGTTCGGACTCGAAGTGTAACTTGAACATTCTATGCTCACATACCGCCTTCATAAATTCATCAGTGAATTTAATGGAGATATTCATGGAAGCAAGTTTTTCATTGTTTTCCTTGATACGAAGGAACTCATAGATATCAGGATGGTCACACCTAAGACCAACCATTAAAGCTGCCCGTCTTCCACATTGACCGATGATACCGCCCGTAGCATCGAACAACTTGAGAAAACTTACTGCACCAGTGCTTGTTCTTGCACTGTTATTTACCTTGGAGTCCTTTGGTCTAAGGTTATCCAGTGCTAATCCACATCCACCACCATAACTACTGATTCGAGCAATCATCTTCGCAGTATCAAAGATGGACTCAATGTTATCATCTGGTGTCGGCAGAACATAACAGTTAGACATTGACATCTTACGCTTACCCTTCAGTCCTGCTGCTGCCAGTGTACGCCCTGCTGGCAGGAAGTCTGCGTTCTCAATGATTTCCCTTGCACACGGCTGAATCTCTGGTGAAAATATGGAAACCACGCGGTCAATGAACTGTCTAGGGGTTTCATTCTCTTGCAGGTACTTCTTCTCCATTATTCCTCGGCTGATTTCGTTATCATAAAACATAACTCTGTACCTCCATTATCAATATCATCAATCATCTTCTTGAACGCTTCCGTAGCTTTCTCTCGGTCAGGGTATGTAATAACAACCTTATCACCCTGAACACTAATATTTCTAATCAACGCTTCCACCCGTCTTTCTCTTTGTCAAACTTACGAACTATAATCTCTACCCTTGGGTGTTCCCGGTCTATATCGTAATCAATATAGCGAACCAGTGCATACCTATCGTTGTCATAAACCTCTGCGTGTTCCAACATATCGCACAATGCTTTAGCACTGTTGTTTACGTCACGCTTACGAGCATCGGGGAATAAAGTGTATACATCGACTATCACCTTTTCCCCTTGTGTTGTATGCCACTTCTGGTTCTTCATCTGCCTACGCACGGTATCCTCTGCTTCCGCAAACCATGCCTTCGCCCTCTTTGTACGTACACGTTTACCGAACTTGGTATTCATGTACATACTGTTGACACTAGGTATAGACGGAATCACCAAGCGAAGCTCATCGCTCATCGCAACGAAGCTCCTGTGCCATCTGCTTAACCATCCTCTTAGCACAAGCAACCTCATTAGGTGCTACGAGTTTGTTCGTTAACGCACTGTAGATTGTACAGAGCTCCTCTACGGTCAACTCCAATGTAATTGTAATGTTACTTCCTGTCTTCATTTGACATCACTCCTTATAAAATGCTAGGTTCCCAGTCTTCTGGTGGAATATCAGTTGCAGGGTCAACGAGTTTCCCTGTCTTTGCAATTTCTGACCACCACATATACTGTCTAGCCTTTTGAATATCACTGTCATGCTGTCCTTTGTAGTCCGCTCTCAGGATATACTTAATTGCATTACCCTTGCAGAACCCTTGGAACTCATCAGCGTTCATCAACTGTTGCATTACCTGAATTGGTGTAAAAGCAACGTAATGCTTCTGCTCATTTGAATAACCGCTCATGTTTACGCTCCTTTCGTAACCTTCTAATCCACTTACGTATACTACGTCTCTTTAGCTTTTCAAGACCAAGCCATGATATTGCTTCCTTCGGTTCATACCTTTGTCTTATAATGGCGTTAATTGCTCTACCTAAGAGTTTGTACTTAACAAAGCTAGGACGTTTCTTAGGTACGTTGCACATTTTATACACTGCTACTAGCTGTCTTCCTCTCATGGTTAAGCTCCTTCACATGACGGATGACCTCACGACCAACAATGTTGATATTGCGGATTATCTGGTCATACCAATCGATCTTCTCGAAATTATCGGTATCACGGGGAAACGGTGGGCCGACTGAGATTTCATATTCAACCTTGGACCACACTGAAAGCATAATGATACGCAGATGTTTAATGTACGCATCCCATCCTGTGTATACCACGTTGTCCCAGTAGTCTTTGTACTTGAAGCTCTTCTTGTCTCGCAGGAACTTCCTTGCAAGTCTAACGGAAGCCTCGTAGACATAAGCGTGACCAAACAGGTTCTCCCATTCCATCTCGCGTGTGTTAATATTGTAGGTCATTACATAGTATTCAAGTTTACTCATGTAGCCACCCCCAAAGAAGTATTGCAGCTATGAGCCACGGAAGCATACGCACAGATTCTTCAATGACAATTACTAAAAGCCTTGCTATAACTTTTTTCATTTCAATGCCTCCCATAAAAGATAACCACTCAAGAACCACGGGCCAAACGCCGCAACAAGAACAAACAACCAGAACAACAATCTCATGTTGAACTCAACTACCTTACAGGTATACTCAACTATCTTGTCCATATTATTCACCTCCATAATTCTCTTGGTAGTATGGACAGAACTGGTTTACACTACACCAATCTCTGCACTTACGGTCTGGGTAAGTCTTACTTGTGCTCCACCTATCACGCTTACTGCATATCGGTGGAAGTGTATTGGTTTCCAGTGCGGTCATCAGCATATCGTACTTCTTCTTCATATACATACGAACCCAGTGTGCTGAGATAGGGTGTATAGGAATCAAGTATGCTTGCTGTTCTATGCCATAGCTTTTCGCTGTCTTATCAAGACCACCACGGACAAACATATTGACAAGTATCTTATCCACTTGAAGGTTATGCTTCTCCATGAGGTACTTGTAGTACGAAAGCTGTATTGCTATCTCACGAACATCACGGACACCGCCGGGAATAAACTCTTGCTTCCACTGTTCTGTTCCCTTGTTTTTACCGCGTGTTGGAATGTATTTCTTCCACACACTGTGGTACCCCAGTGCCTTTGCAATGCGGAAAGCACCGAAGAACTTCCAGTCATACAGCGTTTTATTAGCACAGTCATACGCATCAAACTGTCCTGAAGTAATATCATCTTCAAGTCTTACCTCTGCAAGCCACCCGTTAGGCTGATGTTCTTCAAAGGCTTTATGACTGTTAGTTCCAATCATACTTGCAGTGACACTCATTGGATCAATGTAGTAATCATTGACTATCTCAAGGTAAGCAGGAAGTGTAGGCTTGATAAGCTGTGTAACACTAGGTTTACCTCGCCATGGCCTTGTATCTCCTGCGGATAACCTTGCAGGTAATGCCATACACTGGTGGTCACACCCTGCAAAGCATTGTTTAAACGATACTGTGTCACCGTTTGGACACTTAAATCCTATCGCTGGCATTGTTAACCTCCTCAATAACAAATTATTATAAATGATAACAATATGGACAAAGAGAAACAGGGTGTTACCACCCTGCTAACAACTTCTCTTATATGATAACACAGGTGTACAAATTACTCAACTTCGAGTTTTGCAAAAATCTTCAGAATATCCTTGACTTCGATATTCAAATCTTTTGCTATCATTCGAGTTGTATAGTAGAGCGATGTCAATACATTATTTAAATCGCCCTTCACGCTTACACTAACGTTATCTGGGTCATCCGTTGTTACTACCGCTAAGATTGCAGTGGTTACCTTATCACTCTCTATTGCATCTTTAATGCCTTCTTCAATGTAACTCATTGTATATCCTCCTATAATTTCTCATGTAACCTACTGGTTGCAGGGTCATACTCAAGTTTAAAGATTGTATTAGCATTGCGTACCTCGCGAGCCTTGGTAATCTTTAAAATCGTGTCATACTTCTGCTCTTCACGCTCTATCGGTGACAACCCTGCATTTAACGCAGGTCTCCAAATGAGTATAATGTAATCCGCAGAGTTACCGATTGCACCGGACCCCATAAGGTCAGCCTGTGTAGGTTCATGGAAGTTACCATTACCTTCCTTGGATTGACTAGCTTTACGTAGCTGACTAAGCATTACTAAGGTTACACCCATCTTTTTTGCAAATGCTTTCATCTGCCTTGCTGTGATATCCTGTTCCTCTATCGTGCTGACATTCTTCATATACTGGAAGTAGTCGACTGCAACGATGTCAATCGGGGTGTCCTTGTTCTGCATGAGACGTACATAGTCTTCCATGTTTTCAAAGGTAAGGCTATTCTTGTCAATGATAAACAAGTTCTTACGCAGCTTATCAACGATAAGATTGTAGGTCTCAGGATGGTCCTTGATGTACTGTAAAACTGTATGTCTAGGTACTTGTACCACCTTGGCTACAATGACCTTCATAATATCTTCCACTGGCATCTCCATGGAGAAGAATAGTACCTTCTTGTTCTCCACGATACACCAGTGTAAAATCCACTCAGTCAGTAGGTCTGTCTTACCACTGAATGAATAAGCTCCTAGCACCACTACGTCCTTCTTTGCAAACCTTATGGTTTCATCGATGTTCGTAAGACCAGTGCCAAACTTTTCTTCTTCCTGCTTATTCTGTAGCTTCATATAAGCAGTATCAATGGATACCACGTCTTGCAATTTTTCTTCCGCAGTATCATTCTTGACATTCAACAGTTCACGCACAAGGCTAACATCACGATTCCATGCTTTAGCAAGGTATTCCGCAATATCCGCACGGACCATGGGGTTCCGTACAGTGTTCATGAATTCCATAATGTTCTTCTCTTGAACATCACGGTCAGGCTCGGAGTTAACCATCTGCTTGACACAGTATAAATCAATAGACTCATAGGTGCAATCCTTGGCTATGTCCTTGCCGCCCACCACCATATCATTGAAGTCTTTGTATCCGTCTGGGATAATCGCAACTTTTACAACGATATTCGGTGCTTGCTTGCGGAACAAATCGCGAGCACGTATAACAAACTTACTTGCCTTGCCGTCATTGTCTGGGCAAAGAACAACCTTTGCTTTCATAGGAGTCACAATGTCCTTAATCTTCTCAATGTGTGACTTACCTACTGATATCCCACAGTAAGCAACACAACAATTTTCCTGTTGAATTGCAGAGATAGCATCGAGAGCACCTTCGCAAAGCATGAGTGTCTTTGTATGCCGCAGAAACTTTTGTGCCTGTGGAAGTCCAAAGAGAAACTCACCTTTAACAAAGAGACCATCAATGTTCTTACTGTTCTTATACTTAGGCATCCTATCGAAGAACCTGTATAAGAACGCCACCGTGCGACCCCATTCGTCCTGCATAGGGATAGACAGGGCTGACAGTTTATCACTGTAGCCCAACCCGAATGTCTTAATACTTTCATCGGTTATCCCACGCTTATGCAAGTAATCTATAATGGTTGGCAACTGTCTTTGCATTGACTTCGCCCACATGGCATTGCGTTTAACAATGTCTACCTGCTGACGATACTCCTCACTGTCATCCAGTGTAATACCAAAGTCATCACATAATTGATGTACTGCATAGTCAAAAGTAACACTGTCACGCTCCATGACAAAGTTAATGATATTGCCACGGGAACCACATGAGAAGCAGTAATAAGTATTACTGTCAGGAAAGATAACAAAGGATGTAGGGTTATCACCATGATGTATAGGACACTGACAACGATATGTTCCATCGCTTGCCAACTGAGCATCTGGGATATACTCAACTAAAGACTTGTGTAACAGTGTATCAATGTTCATAATTACTCCTCGTACTTCAATAAGAACTTAGGGTTAATAACCTTGAATGACAATCGCCCACCAACGAATCTACGGTCTGACACGATAATGTTTTCACATGGGCGAATAACAATGCCTTCACGCTGTACGTTATTGTTAATTACAGACTTCTCAATAGATAACTCAACGAGTTTATCTACGTTATCCGTAAGCTTAATACAACCAAATGAAGGAACTGTAGGAATATCTAAGCTACGACATATGTTCCGCATTTCAACAGGTGACAAATAATACCCACCCTTGTTGATAACATTAAACACATAGATTCTATAGCTATCAAGTTTATACTTATTACCCTGAATCTTAGGCCCAATGATTTCACCCTGAAAGACAGTGTTAAACGGTACAAACTTCATGGAATCATAGAACTTCATAGCAGTCACATACATGAAATCATTTTCATCAAGGATTTCCTTATTCCGGCTGCATACATGGAATTTACGCTTGTTGTCTATCCAGAATGTTACAGAAGAACCGTCGAGCTTTTCAGTAACATCGCACACAGTTCCCTTGTACTGATACAAAACGTCCTGTAATACCTGTACACGGGTCTCATCGGTCTTATTAATCCACTTAGGAAACTCCGCCCTCAATGGTTTGTAGATAAACTTACGCCAGAACCAACGACCAATGCGGAATCTCATGTACCATTTATTGTTCGTAGGTTCTTTCACTACATACCAAGGGTCGGCCTGTGGCTCCCACTTCTTAGCACCAATAAACTCAGTAACATCATCGCCCTCACTGAAAGCCTTGTCATAACCTTCGAGAACACAGAGCGGAAATGCTATACCCTGAGAAATCTGTCCACGCAGCTTCTTTGTGCGAATACGCTTACCTTCAAGGAAAGCAAAGTATTTATTGTCAGCAGGGAAGATAGTATCAATCTCACCGTACACACAAAGGTCGCCTTCCTTGAACTCACCCTTCCTGACTACAACGTGCCAACCAAGGATATCTGCTACTTCAATGTTATCAGCGTTCTCAATGGAACGAACCGCCTTTACCTTCTGAATCGTCACTAGCTGTCTCATCGTTATCCTCCTTAACGAGCCCACTAAGCATAAGTATAATGAACTTTGGATTGACATCTTTATCCTTTGCCATTGCTTTAATCATCTCTGCAAGCAAGGATAATGTCTGCATACCATTACCTTTTACAATGGTACATACTTCGCTACTGCCGTTATATACAACATTAGCTACAACTGCATCTGCATTGTCTGCAATAAATTCAAGTGCTTCCTTAGTCTTCATCGTTTTCCTCCTTGTCATGCATGAGTTTAGAAATAATCAAAAGTAACTCAATTACACTTACATCGAACCTCTCTGCCAGAGACTCAACGAGAGCACAAGTTAATGCAAGTAAATTGTCACCCTTACCGTGAATGTAAACACCTGCATTACCCTCGTCATCAAGTGTTGTAGCGGCAAAAGCCTTTGCGTTCTCAATAGAGTCAGCAAGTTCCTTTAAGTCTTCTTTAGTAAGAGCCATTATACTTTCCCCTTTCTTGCATTTCTTTCCATTAAATCAATATCGACAAACTCCCCAGAACTCATCCAAGTCTGAAGATTAAACAGTAATTCAGCAGGTTTATCGCTACCAATTACCCAGTATTCCTTGTCCCTGAAGTGAATGACCAGTGTTGAATTATGAACAACCATATCAACAACATCGGATACCCACCGGGAATGAACACGCTTGCTGTTGTCTGTGTAAGAAATCATTTTCATTAATCTAAAACCTCCACGGTTAAATACTGTCTGCCATTGACAAACGCTTCTTCCTTTGTGTTACAAAAGATATCAACGCGGTCAGTGTACCCACCGCCGAATCTATCTTCTACAATATACTCGTTTCCGTTAATGCGTAAGCGAGTTCCAAGCGGAAGGTGGTCAGCAGCTACGGTTCTTCCTGCTACTGCCACCTTGCCACTTGCTGTAATACCACTATCACTACCACACTCATCTGCTGAAGCAGTGTACCACGACACGTTAGCAATGAACGTCTGCGGCACATCTACTGAATCTTCTATGGGTTTCTGTGTAGTTTCTACCATAGTATCTTGCGGTAGCGATAACAGATTATCATCTACGATAACGCTTGGGGCAAAATAATTACTCACTATCGGCATCAACAGAAGCATCATCGCTACCATTCTTTGCCGCACTACGTTTCCTCCTATGCTCCTCGGCTTCAGCCTTGGCTTTGGCATCGAGCTTCTTATAATAATCTTTAAGTTTTACATAAGGTACATTTTTGAAGTCTCGCATTTTATTTCTCCTTCAATAACTCAAGATAATTTACACTGGAAGACTGTGTAATTTTTGTCACTTGTGACTCTGTATTCCACAGTCTAGCCTTGTTGTACAATTCCTTCATTGATATATTGTGCTTTCCCTCAAGGGTACACATATATTCATGGAGGAGGTCCATGGTCTCCTCACTTTGTTTCTTAAAGAAACCATAGACCGCCCAAAAATTTTGCTTCCATGCCTTACCTGTAACAGCAAGGTATTGTTTAGCCAGTGCATGAGGTTTGTTCGTTGTCTCCCACAATGTCATACAACTCCTCTACACAATCATTTAAATTGCCCTGTAAAACAAAGAGTCCGGGGTTATCACCTGCTGTGGCAGCAAGTAAATCACTGACACCTTCGAGTCTCAACAGGACATCCTTGATACGAGCATTGTTAATCATACTGGAATATCCTCCTCATCCTCTGCGGCAAAATCATCGAGTTCAATTCCAAACTCGGAGAAGTCATCGGAACCGCCGTACTCGATGAGCTTGTCAACCGCAACCTTTTCGATATACAGGTTCATGCCATTAGACTCCTTGGTCATCCAATATACAGAAGGGGTAAATGCAATACGCATCTCAGAGCCATTGGCAATCTGTACATTATGTGGAACCTTACACTTTGTCTGGGTGTTAACCATTGGGATAAAACGCTGAACTTCCTCACCAGTATTCTTGTCGGTGTAGAAAGCAGTGGTCTGGAACTTGAAGCTAATAGTACCATCGTCCAACTCATCGTAACCACAACGGTCATTACCTGCTCTCCACTTCTTGTCGGCGAACTCAGGGAGTTCCTTTGCGGCGGCGAAGGTATCATCACACCACTTCTTGAACTTTGCCTCAATGTTCTTGTCATCGAATACAATGTTGGCAGTGTACTTACGCTTACCTTCGTACTCATCGATACGAGAGTTAATCTTACACCACATTACCTTGCCACCACGAGGGGATACTGAACCTGCGAGAACCTTAGAAATTACTTTTGCCATATTGATATGGACCTCCTTTAAATAAATAATACATTGTGGATATTAGTACACTCATTGTGTTATAATAAATGTACTAACATAGGCTTAATAAATATGCTAACAACTTGTTATCACATATATACGATAACACATTGTTATTGTATTTGCAAATATTAATTTCAATTTTTTTAGGGAGGTGAACCCTATGAGTAACAACATTGCTTTTCTACGAGATAACCAGAAGATTTCATTGCGAGAACTAAGTAACAGAACTGGCATTGCTTATCCTACAATTTGTCGTATTGAGCAAGGTCGTGACCCAATGTGGTCAACCGTTAACAAGCTAGCTAACTTCTTTAATGTATCCGCTGATTATCTGATGGGTAGAGATTCCACAAAGATAATCATGGAGAAAGGTGAATTTACCTCTGAAGAAATCGAGCTTGCCTGTAGGCTTATCCGAGAGATTCGTAAGGGAGTCCAAGATACTCCGCAAATAAGCGAGGACTAATAAAGTAACTCCATCGCTTGTTATGTTTTATCGCAGTCCCAAACGGGAAAGCCTTGTTTCTCAATCCTGCTCTAACGAACTCCTTGCTCTTACCCATGAGTTCTGCTGCTTTCTCGATTGTTATAATCATTCTTAATCACCCCTTTCACACAATAAGTGTTCATAATCACGCTTACAGTGGTTATATTAACACACCTCTTGTGTGACTGTCAACACACTATCACACTTTTTCTATATTTTTTCGGAGGGATTAATATGAATCACATAAAGAAAGCGAGGTTACATAGAGGAATGTCTCAGGCTGAACTAGGTGAAGCCGTTGGATTATCTGCTTCCGCTATAGGTATGATAGAGCAAGGAAGAAGACTACCTTCCTTAAAAACACTAGCTAAACTATCAGACGTTCTTGGGTGTTCTAGGGAATATCTAATGGAATTAAAGGATAAAGAAGTTATAACAATGTCAAATGGTGGATTAATGTTAATGCAAGATATTGTAGAACATTCTATTCCTGCTGCAAAAATATCAAATACACCTTTATTTAAACTACTAATGATGGATGACCCTGAACTAGCAAAGATTGTCAATGCTACCAAAGTTGTCGGTGAGCACGACGTAATCTCCCATGGTAAACTTATTTCAATATCACCAGCTAAGCTTGAACTATTCCATGCTGCTCTCAAAGTTATCCTTGAAATAGGAGGGTGATTATTATGAAGCTACCTAATGGCTACGGAAGTGTATATAAACTCAAGGGTAAACGACGTAAACCATTTACAGCAGTAGTAACGACTGGTAAAACCAAGGAAGGTAAGATACTCCGTAAGACGCTGGGATACTACGCTACCCGTGAAGAAGGATTGGATGCCCTTGCTTTATATAGGAAAGCACCTGTTGAAGCAGAGAACCAACAGTTAACCTTTAAAAAAGTAATGGATGAATTTATCAAATACAGAGAGTCACATGATAAGCCTATAGCTTCCAACTATATGACCTGTATGAAAAACTTATATCCATTAAACAACATGGTTATGTCAAGTATCCGCACTAGGCACTTACAAGGTGTGATTGACGAATTAAAAGATAAACCAAGCACCTGTGCAGTAACTAAATCATGTATGAACATGATATTCAAGTATGCAATCATGGAGGATTATGTACAAACAAACTATGCTACCTTTGTCATAACACCAGTTATCCTGAACTCCAAAGCACACAAGCCATTCACCGATGAAGAAATTGAAGAACTCTGGAACCATACGGACGACTATGCTGCTCGTATTGCCTTAATACTTATATACACTGGGATGCGAGCAGGAGAACTATGTTTACTAAAGAAAGACAATATACACCTCGAAGAACGCTACATAATAGGTGGTATAAAAACAAAAGCAGGTATCAATAGAACTATCCCAATAGCAGAGAAGATTGTACCTATCCTTGAATACAATGATAAGTTACCACCTTCTTCTGAACACATTAATTATCTATGGAGAAAGTCTAAGATACCTGCTTTAAATAACCATATTTCTCACGATGGAAGACATACGTGCGAGACCAGATTAAACAACGCTAACGTCAATTTACGTATCATACAATTAATCATTGGTCACTCTGGTGGTAATAGTGTTGACAATATTTATACCCATAAAACGACCGAACAACTCATTGAAGCAATTAATAAAATTTGATAGTAACGTGCTAGTAACATAAACATTATTATATTTTTTTAAACAAGCGAAATCCCATGGATAAAGCATTTAACGCCCTATCCATGGGATTATTACATTACACTAATAATATTCATAGCAACTAGTAATATCAACAGTTTACGGCTCTTTTGCTAGTAACGTGTTAGCAATCTTTAACAGCGGTTACAATACCCTTGGTGATGATGAACTTATACTTCTTCCCCTGTTCGACAGTGATGCCCAGTTGCTTACCCTTATACTTATCATAGTAAGACTTCTTCTTCCACTGGCTAGAAAAGACAAGACCTTTGAATTCACCGTAATCTGTTTTAAACACAATGCGAGCCATAAGCCTCCCGTTTTTATCGTTGAATTCCTGTACGGTATCAGCGATTCCACTGAGAACTTTTGGGAGCTTATTGAATGACATTCCAAGGACCTCTATCTCGCCTTTTGTATTATCATAACACTGCTCGGCATTATTGGCAAACTCAGTAGCTTTGAGTTTTGCTTCCCACTGCATACGCATCTTATCCTTACCATTGGCAGTGTAATATTCAATGCGTTCCTTGCAGTGTTCAATGTACTCAAGTTTCTTCTTATAGTCTTCAAGGTTAGCTACCATCCAAGCACGGGATTTCCCAAGCCAATCCATTGCTCCTGCCTTGATAAGATTCATTGCTACCGCCTTGTTACCATGCTTGGCAAAGTCTTCCCATGTTTTGGCACCGAGATACACACGCTTACCAACATTCTTAATGTATCCCAATCCCATACGAAGGTTACCATTTTCTACCTGCCACTCCATGTTACCCTTGGAATAGTCAGGAGGGAGAATGTCAATACCAAGTTTCTCCAGTTCATCAAGGTATTTCAACACATCTTCCTGCTTATTCTTAGAGTTTATCACCGCACACATATACTCAACAGGGTAATGTGTTTTAAGATACGCAGTCTTGTAGGAAAGCTGTCCGTATTCCACAGAATGGGCAAGATTGAATACATAGCGACCTGCGGCTTTAATCTGTTCTGCAACGGTCTCTGCGACTTCCTTTGTATAACCGTTATTTACACAGGCTTCAACAAAGTCCTTTACCGCTTGATCAATTTTTGTCAACTCTTTTCTACCGATAACCTTACGTAAGGCATCAGCCTGACCAAGCCCATACCCTGCCATCTTCATTGCTATATGCATAATCTGTTCTTGATATACTAGAACGCCATACGTTTTACCTGCAATTTCTTCCATGGCTTTACATGGATACGTTACCTTTGCACCGTTTTTACCATCGATGTACTGTTGAAGCATACCACTATCAATAGGTCCCGGTCTAAACAATGCTACCAGTGCGGCAATGTCATTAAAGTTGGATACCTTGAGTTGCTTTGCTACGCCCTGCATACCACTGGACTCCATTTGGAATACACCCATAAGATTGCCTTTCGCATAAGTTGCAAAGGTTTCCTTGTCGTCCATTGGAATCTCGTCAACAGTCATGCCAACACGTTTTAAGCAATCGTCCATGATGTCCAATGTATTGAGTCCAAGGATATCCAACTTCAAACATCCCATTGCTTCCAACTGATGGAACGTATAAGCAGCCGCACGGATATACTTATGCTCACCAGTGGAAGTATCATTAGAATAACAACCTTCAAGCGGTGTATAATTCTCGATATCATCTGGTGTTACAAGAATTGCACTGGCATGAATACCAGTCTTGTCAATGCGACCACAGAAATGCTTTGCTACATCAAGAAGGTTCTTACGAGTTTCTTCGTCAAACTCAGGACACTCCAATATCTGCTCAAGACTAAGGTCCACACGTTTAACAAGGGAACGTAATGCCTGTGCTTCGAGCTTCAATGCTTGCCCTGCTCTCTGTATAGCAGCTTTGCCAACATCGTCCTTTTCGGGGTTCTTCGTATAACCAATAGTCATAACCTTGCAAATGTTACCGTAACGTTCCTTAACATAATCGATGATACGCCCACGGTTTAATGTACTTACATCAGAATCTACGTCAGCAGGGGAGCGTCTTTCAATGTTACAAAATCTAAAGAACTCTGTGCCACGCTGAATAGGGTCAACTTTATGTAACCCCATAAGGTAACCCACAAGACTTCCACCGATACTGTTATGAACCACAGTATTGTTCGCAATATAACTATGGTCAATTTCGGTAGTAAAATCATAAACATATCCCTTGAAGTTTTCTATATGTTCAACCTTTTTAACTTCCGTTAAAAGCATATTCCCTTCAATGGCATACGATGTCTTGGCTACTCGAATCTTGTAACAGGTGTGCCAATTTTTCTGAGTAATATTGCGAGTCATTATTGTAGTGCTACGTCCAAGATATGCCCATAAAGTTTTTATCTGGGTAATAAGATTGTATGAAATAGAATCATAGGATATTCTATTTTCACAAACACTACCATCGGTACGCATTAAACCCTCCAGTATGTTTGCTATCCATGTAGAATTATTTACCATAAGAATACTAGGTATATGTTTATTCTCTGCATGAACACCGCATAAACGCATAAAAAACTCAGATATTACACCGCGATGACAGTTAAATCTAATGCAAGTCTTGCGTTTGTTAACGTCATAAAACCCTTTTGCATTAAACTTATCCACTAAGATTTGCTCACAGTCTCTTGCGTACTCCTTACTTTTCATCGGAAAAGCAATACCGAAACTATGACTATATGATTCCTTTTTGTAATTTGCCCAGCCATTTCCAACAAAATAGCCAATCAACCTACAAAGGTCCTCATCAATTTTTATAAATCTAGGTACCTTAGTCTGTTCCCATTGAGTGTTATTGGAGAAGAAATTAACGTAGCCATCCTTACAACGTAATCCCGGTATTAACTCCATAAGATCAATGGTATCGGTAATTGGTTCTGGTAATACTACTTTTGGAAAGCACACTCTATCAGTAGTTTTAAGGTCTTTCATTGGAATCCACTCATACTGTGCTAACTGCTTGCATTTCTGAGGGCATGATGGTCTACAATACTTATAGCCTGTAGACTTCTTTTTACTGCACATTCCACCACGGTACACTAAAATCTTATGGTCGTTAGTAAATGTCATTGGATTACGGTTCTCTACTGTTACTCTGGTCATTGGTTCGTCAATACTATATCGCATTGTATCTGTGACAGTTCGTACATTACCAGTGTGAGATATAACCTTATCCCCAACAACGATGTCCTCAATGTTTTTACTGGTGCCATCAGCCATAAGAACCTTAGTACCAGAAATTGAGCACCCACGACCTTCACCTGTAGGAATATTGTTTTCCCTGCACCAATTGAGCATATCCCAGATAACCAAGAGATAATTGAGATACCCTGCCTTTTCGAGGTCAACCATTTCAGCATTAAACCTCTCACCGTACTCCTTGTACTTACCCTTTGGTACTTTTTCTCTCCATACTTTTCTACAGATTTCTCTGATGGTTTCATTGGCATTATCTGTAGGGTACGTTGGATAATGATTGCCACCCATTTCTATCGTTACGTTACACAGGTTAGCAATCTTTTCCGTGTTAGCTATAGCTTCCTGCTTTGTATCCTCTGGAATCCAATCGGTGTCAAGAATTTCCTGTTCACTCCACAGGTAATTTTCATTGTCATGATATGAAAGACCACGGACCTCATTCCAAAGAGTGTGATACTTTTGGTCTTCAGGGATAGAGTAATGAGCATCAGTGGTAACTACGAGGGGGACATCATATTTCCTTGCAAGACCAATAACCTTCTCATTGTATTCCTGTTGTTCAGGCATATTCAATGGCTGTATTTCTGCATACAACCTGTCACCAAAGACATCCTTGAGTTTCTGC